ACGACAACAAATATTATCAGGTAGATTATCAAAATGACGGCAGCCTGCGCCATCCGGCTCTGCTGGAAAACCTGATCTCTCCTGATGAAAAACGGGAGCTTGTCGCTCTGCTTGTACCTGTGAAAAAGCGTATGGCAGACCCCGCGTTGTTCGACCCGCCGAAAGAAATAACCGACATTACCATTGCGGAAATAGAAGCGGCTAACCCGGTTTTGTGGGAAGTTGATGTGCCGCTGGACAAGCTCACACCCATCAATAGCCCTCATTATCGCGTTATGGAAAACGGCGAAGTTGAATATACAGGCTGGATCAGTACACGGGTGTTGAACACGAATGTAGCAGTCAAGCTGCCGTTTCGGGTTGATTTGGAGTTTAAAATAGGTGAAGGTGCAAGATATGGATTTGGCGCTACGGAAGGCAGCATCATTTTATATCACGGCAACGAATTGAGTTATAGATTCGGTATAAACATGAACAACTGGACGATTTCTCCCGGAGAAGCCCTGCAATTCCACCAACCGATATTCCATGATTTTTATAACTTTCCGGGACGCGGTACGGTTGAAATCGGTGAATACAGCCGCTTAACATGGATTATCGGCGCGAAGCATTTAGCGGTGTTCATAGGCGGTGAATTGCGTTATTGCGGCGTAAACTTCCCATATATGACGCTTGATCTGAATCGGGAAGAAGCCCAATCTATCATTATCGGTTCAAACGGGCAAGGAATGAAATATTTCCGTAAAATTTGGGTGTCGCAGCTTGCGTACACCCCTAAAAATAAAATCGAGAAAGAAGGACTTGTCATGATTACTAAGCAAAGCAACAATATTATCCCCACGATTCACCGGCTTGTTACCAGCGAACACGGCGAAAATTACTGGTTCAACGCTTGCGCAAAATATGTGATGGAAGCCTTAAACGAGCCGGATTATAACTATTGGTTTTTCGCAGGACTGACGGGCGATGTATTTACGCAGCATTATCCTAAAAGCGGGAACTACAGCGGCGATGCCCGTAGCAGTTATTATATAGACAAAGTGGATATTTCATTTGCAGAAGATATTTTCGAAAAATGCGGTTACGCAAGCAGTTTTATTTCAGGGAATATATTGCGAAAAAATAAAGAAATGTATTTGGCTTCATTGGGTTTGAAAATATATAAAATCAAATGTATCAATTTTATCTAATTTCATTTTCTCCAAATCAGATTTAGGTATTTTTAGTAAATCAGTATCATAAAGCAATAATCCTATATATTGATTGTAAGTGCTTTCTCCTATATCAATTACGTCTTTTATTCTTGGTTGGTGTATTAATCCCATCTCAGTAGATATATTATATCCTGCTAATAATTTTAACTCTAAATCACTATTCATGATATCACCTAATTAAAATCAAAAGTTTTATATTTTATATAATAAGCAGGGTAGTCCTTGTTTACAAATAATTCATCTGACCTATCAAAAGTTAATTTAAACAGACTGGCTACACTTTGGTCATTGAACAATTTATCAATCTCATTCATCATACAAAACAACCTAGAACCATAATTAACTTTAACCAAGTCCTTATGACAAATAATATTAAATATTATAGAACCCGCTTTAAATTCATTTCCTTTTGTTGATCTAAACTCACCAAATGAAAAGGTTAATAAACACTTTAAATCGGTTTGTATTTCAGGAATATATCTATAAGGATAAATGTAGTTATACCATAAAGAACGCGTGTTAGTTATGTCAGGCTTTGATAAGGGATTTTCGTCATTATAATAAAGCAATTTGCATAAATTCTGAGAAGATGATAGTTTGAATAATACTTCCATCATATCTGAATTTAAGTTAGAAAACCTACCACCGTCATACATAATTACCACCATCCTTTATAATATATTTAACCATTACCATGTCGTCACCTCAATTATCTTTGTAGCAACTACACTTTCATCATCACTTAAAGTAGCTGTCAAAGTATAACTACCAAAACTGAAATTTCCCACTTGTGCTTCAATAGTACAACTTGTTCCTATTGAACTCACTATTTTCAACCTACTATCGCTTACATTCCATGTAACTGATTTATCAACCTTAGCCCCATCTAAATAAACCTCTACGCTATAATCTTTACTTTGTGTCATTGGAATTTCACTATCACCAATTATTGAAATAGAATACCCTACAACTGGCTCATCTGGTATTTCTGGTTCAGCAGTGTCAATATAGTTAGATAGATTTAATTCTAAGTTATCTATATTTTCATCATATATCTGAACTTCAGCAATTATTTCAATCAAACCTTTTTTAAGCAACTTCCCTGCTTTTGTAACTTTATACACAGACTCTTTACTATGGTCAAATATTATTCTTTTGTTTAGTAAGTCAAAAGTATTTGTTAATTCATTGTTTGGTATTACAATTTTAATCAATCCATCTGGTAAGCTTAAATATTTTGTATCTTCTACACCATCTGAATATACTGATGCTCGGTCGGTTATTACACAAGGGATTGTGTGGATTGTTGTATCAGGTGTTTGGAATGTTAATATGTTATTGCACTTAGTTATTATATAACCTTGATGACTTTCTATTGTTTTGTCATCTTTATAAATTACTATCCAATAATCATCACTCCATAAAAACGTATCACCAACAACAATAGTGGAATCTACTTGTGCAAGTAAATATTTTTCTGTTGTAAAATCTTTAGTTAATGTCTTATCTTGAATAGTAACTATGTGTTCTGTGTTATTAATACTTATAGTAAATGAATTAGGAACTGAATTAAGATAATTATCAAAACTTTTAATTTTTTCATTTATTATTCTTTCTTGTTTTGTTCTTCCTTTAGATAAAACCCTATTTCTGTAGAAATCAATATTATCCATAAATTACACCACCTTAATATAATCCATCAAAATTGTTATGGGTATAACTTATGATATATTGTTTTAATTTCTTTCTTGTAGATTCTTCTAAATCCATAAGTTTATCTAATTGGTTTGCGTGATTTGACTCTTTGTAATCTCTATCAGTAATAGATGCCCTTAATAAATCTTCACGCTTTATTTTGGGTTCTAACCATGACATTACCATTCCAGTAGCTATAATCCACTGTTCTTCTGAAGTTAAATCTTCATTAAATTGTTTCAAATCTTTATCAACATTGTTTAAATTCTTTTTACATTGTTTGAAGTCCAAACTAACTGCACGACTTAAATAATTTTCTAATAGGTACTCTAATTCTTCATCGTAAAGTTTGGCTAGTTCAACATCCTCGATGTAGTTTAAAAACTTATCATAAATATCTTGAAATGGAGTTGCCATAAGCCATCACTCCTTTATTCAAACAAATCTTCGTTGTTAGTAAATTCCTTCAAAATATTAATTTTTGTCACAGAATTTAATTCACCATTTCTATAAAGAACAATTGCTCTTTCAATGACTTTAGTCGCAAGAACCTTATTCATTTTTCCTAAAGCATTTTTAAATTTATTTTCTGGTGATTTTTTAATAAATCCATCTACATCTTCAGGTTTAATTATGTCATTGTATAAATTATCTACTCCGAGATATGTCCATATATCTTCAATTTCAACACCTTCGGTTATTACGTCAAGAAGTATAATCCATAATTCTTTTAAGATTTTTCTATTGCTATTATTCATAGCAAGTAACTGATCTACTGTTATGTAATCCGTATCTCCATATTCATATAAATCAAATACAGAATGTGTTTTAGGACATCTATAGAATAGATTACCTGATGTATTATTCATAAAAACAACTTCTGTATTTCTATCTACAACTACACGTTTTCTAGGAGTTGATTTTGTATTTTGTGTAGTTTGATTTTCTTTTTTAGTTGCCATAATATCCCCCTTTATATTTTAATTTAAAGAGGGAGGACGATGCCTCCCATTATTTTATTAAGATAATTTGTATATTGCGTAGTTATCAGCTTTAAGAACACCGATACCTGCTTTTCTTCCGAAGAAGAATTCAATTTGCTCGTCATTTCTTACTCCTGCTTCTGTATCATATACATAAGCGTCTCCTTCAAGTACCATTTTAACTATCTTTTCACCATTAGGAACTATTAATAAGAAGTCGTCTGCTACTGCAAATGTGCTAGTACCAGCTTTATGTGCTTGAGGTAATTCCATTAAGTCAGTACCTCTGAACATTCCATAATGTCCTAATAGGTTTAATTTATCGTTCATTCCGTCAGATGCTGTAGCAGTTGTTATTTTAGCTAAAGCTGTCTTAGTACCAAATACTACTGCTTTTTGTCCTGTTGCTGCTTCAACGTGTGCAATAGCTTCTAATAATTTAGCTTCATCGAATACGCCTGATACTTGATATGGAGGAACTAAAGTATTGTATGAATCATAAATAGCATTGTAAATTCTGATTGATAATTCATGTGCATAAGATAATTGAACTCTATTTACCATTTCAGTCCAGTCTATGCGTCCAGAAATGAATCTGTCGAAATCTTCATATATTTTTAAAGCAAGTTTTTCTGTGGAAATTGTTAATTTACCATTGTAAAGTTTTTGTCTTCTTATATCTGTGTTACCATCAGCGATTGTAGCAACTCTAAATAATGATTTGTCGGCAACGATAAATTCTGTAGTATCGCCTAGTTCTGTATCTCTAATTTCACAGAAGTTATTAAATTTATCAATTAATAATTCACCTAAACTTACTGATAATACTTCTGCCATTATTTGATATACGTCCCATTTGTTCTTGTTAAAAGAATAGAAATTCCATTCTCCACCACAAGCCTCAATAACTGCATTTCTTATAGCATTTTCTGCTTCTGATTTTGAATATTTCTGAACTGAACCTTTATATGTATCTAAAGCTAATTGTTGTAAATCTGTCAATTTAATCATTATATATTCCTCCTTGTTTTATAATTTAATAATATTAAAGTATTTCTAATACTGTTGCAGCTTCTCCACCTATTTTTTCAGCAGCTAAGAATCTAGCTTGGATAGAACCTGTTGGTGTTGCATTTATTGACCAAGTAGTTTTATCAGCGGTTGGCTCAAGAATGTCGCCTTTCTTTGGTGCTGTAGTTCCTTCAACTAAGTCATTAGTGATAGTTATGATATCGCCCTTTTCTGGAACATAACCTCTTCCTTCTTTTCCTTTTGGTAACACATAGTCAACTTCTAAAGATGCATTCTCATAATCCATTGGAACTGAAGCATGAATTACTAATCCTTTGTTTGTTACTGCTGTTGGAGCTACTCCTGCATAAGTTTCACCGTCTGCTTGTAAATCTCCTAATTCTACGATTGAACCGTTTGCTAAATCTGATGCTGCAAATGTGAAGTTTACTAAGTGTGCTGTTGCTTTAACTTTATCAAGTCTAATCATTATAAATTCCTCCTTAAATTTTTATAAATTATTTTTTAAAATAAACGGATGCTGAACCATAAGGATCAACCTCGGTTTTTACGTCTTTAATTGATACTTTTGTAGTATCTTTTTTAGTGATTTTGCTAAAATCAAATTTCTTTTGCACTACTCTAAAACTTAATTCTTTTTCTAAATTATCCATGCCTAATTCTAAAGCTTTATCCTTTAAATCTTCATAATCATCGTTAGATAATAAAGTTGAGTATTTTTCAAATACTTGTTCAATTTCAGCAAGGTTATTTTGTAATTCTACTTCTGCCTTAAAATCTCGTAATGTGATAACTTCAGTCTCTAAATGTGTGAATTCTTCTTTTAACGAATTATAGCTACTTAATAGACTTTCGTATTCATCTTTTGAATAAGTTTCATTTTCTGTTGTTTCTGTTTCAACTGTTTCTTTTGTAAATTCTTCTTCATCTACTATATCTTCTTCCTCAGAGGTGTCAACTGTGGGTTCTTCTACCTCTTCTTCTGTTCCAAATTCTTGATTTTCAGTATTTTGAACTTCTGTTTCTGTAAAATCTTCTGCAATATCCTCAATTACTTGTTCTCCAAATTCCTTGTCCACGTGTTCACCTCCCTCTAATAATGATTGTTTTAATTCTTCGTTAAGTTGTTTTACCTTCTCAAAGAATTCTTTATTATTATTTATACTAAATTGTCCAACAACATCCATTTTTGCACCAGACATTGCAGGCAAAACATCAGTACCCAATACAGTTACACCAAGGTATCTATACTTAGTAATTTCATAGATGTCTGTGTTTGAATTATAATTTGCATCATCAACCAAAATCTCCATAGAGATAGGTTTGGTTGAGTTCTCTTGCAAGATTTCTAACCCATCGTTAAGGTATTCTTTCCAAAGATACCCTTTACAAGCTACATATGTCTTCCCATCTCTTTCCTCATAATGATAGTCATTTGTCTCAGGTATAACACCTATTGGTCTTTCAAGATAATAAACCTTAAATTCCATATCACCATCTTTATTTTCCTTCATCTTAATTTCAATGTTATGTCCATCAAAATCAACATCATCATATTCATCTTTCTTGATATAAGCCAATATAGGTACATTTTTTAATGTTTCTTTAGCATCTTCCATAGTCTCTTTAGAAAATGAACTACAATTAAGATTCACATCATCATGCATAACTAACAAATTTACCTCTATCAACCTATCATCGACAAATTCATCATTAATGGAGTATTGAGTTCTAAGGCTCTTATATTCCTTATCCATAATAATCACTTCCTTTCTGCTAAAAATTTAATTTATTTGATATTAAAAACTTACTTTTATCAATTTTTTCAAAGTTAAATTTCTTATCAAATAAAAAAACCGCCTTACCATCATATTGATTAAGCAGTTTATAACCTTTTTTAATTAATTCATTTTTTAATTCATTGTCCAAACAGTAGATAAACATAATATCAACCCCTATCTATTATCTCTGTTTATATCTGTGTTATCTTTAACCTCGCCACCTACATCTTCTTGTGTTGGTCTACCTTTCTCTCCATCTGTCATTGTATGACTCGTTTGTTTTGGTATTAAATATTTGTCTATATCTAAGACCTCTTGTTCAAATCTAATCATATTTAGTATTTGAATTGGTTCATACCCTTGTAGTGCTAAGAAGTGAACTCTACTTGCACCATAAGCCAACATATCTTTATGTACTTTTAATTTATCATCTCTATTGAAGTATGATGTTTCTAAGAATGATAGACTAAATTTGGTAGTTTCAATTCTAGTATTGATAAAATTACCAAACATATATAAGAATGGATACATCAACATCTCATCTGCAATTATTGATCTCTTTAATGCCTCTCCACTTGCTTTATTATTATTGAACACCATATCTGAAATACCTGAACTGTTCCATATATTTCTTTCGGCTCTTTCAATACTATCAAATTCCCTATTGGCTGCTTTATCAAATGGTATAGCAGTTATTTCAAGTGGGTTAGTTGTTATTGATACTCCTTCAGGCAATCCTTTTTTAGTTGCATTATGATATATCCTAGCTATGTCTTGGTCAAATACAGGTTCATTTTCATTATCTAGTGGGATTTTCTGATGCACTAATTTTATAGAATCTAATTTGGTTTTACCTTCTATTAAATCCTTTGTGTCCTCTAATCCCATTACGTCATCAAACATCATACACAAGATAGGAAAGCCGTGTGCGTAGTTTCCTATAGCATTAAAAGCAAATCCCTTATCACTTACAGGATACCAACCATCTTCATAACTACCCCTACTATTGTAAGCATTTTGTATTTCTATCGGGAATGAATCTAATATTGTATCAGTGATTTTATTAAGATTAATTTCATATAAATATACACCTTTATCTATTGCAGATATTCTACAGAAATTAGGTGGAAGTTCTTTATATACTATTCCTTTACTATCTTCTATTTCATATAAGTATATCTCACCATTTTCTATTATCCTCTCAAGTATCCATCTGAGATTATATTTAATATTCATTTTTTCAAGTATTTGTGCTGCGTTTGTATATTGCTTTAGTAACCCATCTTTTTTATCCATTTTAGCTTTGCTATTTGGATATATAAAATAGTCAAAGGTTAATATGTCAGCTAAATATTTTATTATTCTAAAATAGTTCCCACCCGTTGCTTTAAGATATTGAGATACATCTTGAAGTTTGTCATAATTTTTAAATGGGTCTTGTAGGAATGTTCTTATTTGTTTTCTAGTATATTTTCTACGTCTTTGTGCAGTTGGTGCGGTTATTGCTATTAAGTCCTTTGAAAAATAATGTATATTTGCATATTGTTCAAAATTCTTATTTACTTTTAATTCTTTATCATCTTTTATTTCTTTGGACATTTATCTCTCACCACCTTTTAATCCCATATTGCGAATTTAGACCAATCTGTTTTGTCTTGTTCTTCTTCATGTTCTAAGAACATTGCAATATAATATAATCCATAGGATAGTGCAGAATACCTATCTCTATCTATTCGTCTTACTACTTGTTCAACTGTTATAGTTGTTTGAGTTTTCTTAAGTTTTAAATTAGAAACCTCATCAATTAAAGCTTGTGTTTGCATACTTAAAACTTCTACTTCGGCATCGTCTACACTTTTATCTAAATCACTTTTTATATCTTCATAAGGTTTGAGTAATTTTAATTTTCCAGACTCTACACTATTAATAAACTCACGAATTATATCGCCATTAATCCCTTGTGCTTTTAATACATATAAAACATGAGGTGCATTTTTTACTTTTGACTTATCCTCTGTATTAATAGTAGCCCAACAACCTAACTCTTCATTTGTTTCAAAGTCAGTCACATCTTCCAATAATTTTTCAACCAATCCTTGTCCTATGGAATTACCATCTATTACTACAGCTTTAACTCTTGATTTTGCCATATCTAAGTTGCCACCATACCTATAGAATACACGTTTTACAATTACAGACTGTTCTTCAAAATTTAACCCATTAGGAGGGGTGATAATGTTTACAATTTGTATTTGTCTAATGCTGCCCCCTTGATTCCTTATTATCTTTAAAACTACAATAGCGGTTTTATTGTTTGCATCAGAAGCACTTCTAGCTACGTCTACTGCAATTACATATTCATTTAATTCAAAATTTTTGTTTTTATCTTTAGGACATTCTAATTCTGGTTTTGTTAATATCCTCGCTTTAATCATTTTACTTACGTTTATCAATGCTCCATCACTTGCACCGATCCAATCGCACAAATAATTCTGACGGAATCTTACTATATTTCCCTTTCTAGCTTTATCAATGACCGATTTTTTTTGTCTTCCAAAATGAACTGGTATAAACCAATCACATCCAAAAATTTGTGAGCCTTTTAAATCTACCATATTTTTAGTCATATTAAGAATTTTCTCATATTCATCACTATTCTTATAACCAGATGTTGAAAAACGGTTAATTTGTCCATTTAATTCCAATGGGTCTATTTCACCGCTCATTGTAGTTCTAGGTATATTGAAGATAGGTTCAATAGCATCCTCATACAAGTCTTTATCTATTAGAGCTGATTCTTCTAAGCCACCACGCCTACGCCGCAAACCTTTTGATGATTGAGCATTCGCTAGATTATCTATAACTGATCCATTTTGAAATTCAACCCTGCCCGTATCTTTTGAAAAATTTACAGTTTTAAAATTTTCAGCAAAACTTGGATAAAATCTCATAATTTCATCATGTTTTTCTTTCCATATCTTAACTGCGTTTTCTTTAGTTGAAGATGTTATTGCTAGAGTTATATTAGGATAGCAGGTCGCCGTATGATATTGTACTAAAATGTGTGCTAACGTTTTTGCACCACCACGAGGTATACAAAAATAGTTCTCAGGGAATCTTGCTAATTGTCTCATCATGACTCTTTGGTATAAATCAAAATTTAATCCACCAGTTTCAGGTTTATACATGTCCCAGAAAATGTCTGGATACCAACGAATAAAAGCACAAAATTCAACCCAACTATCTATATTTGCTTGTATATTATTCATACCTAATTGAGATTTTTGATAAGGTGATTCAAATTCAGGTTCATAAATATCATATCTATCTTTATCGTGTTTGGCACTTTTACTTTGAAAATTTCCATATGATGTCATTGTAAATCACCATCGCCATATACGGGTTCAATATATACTTCTTCTAAGTTTCTATAAGGAACTCTCCTTTTGCTCTTGAATTCTTCTATTTCTTTTTTGCTATAACCTTTTTGATGACAATATTCTTCTAACATTTCATCATAAAAATCCCAAATTTCTTTATAAGACACTCGTGGCTTATCCTCAAGCCTTCTCATATAATTGACATTACACCATATAATAATGTCAGCATCATCATATGGTTGTTCTAGCAACTTAGGTAGTTGTGGTATTATCCCAACTTCACTTTCAACTGCTTCAAACAATTGTGGTAAAACATCTATCCCACCAGAAATATCGCTTTTGCTTAATTGCGATACGTTTATTTTTGCATCTGTAGCAGCCCTACTTGCTAATTGTCCCCACTCTTTTGCTTCTTTTACATCCCCTTTAGCCGTTGCTAATTCCTCTTTTACTCTAAACCTTATGTATGTCTTTAAACCCTCTACGTGCATTGCGGTTTTTCTACCATAATTGTCTATTAACTTATTCCATTTCTTTTCAAACAGTATATATTCATTTGGTTCATATCCAAATCCCCACTTTTCTTCGAGTTCTGCAATATTTTTCTCATTTAACTCAGTTACTTTTTTATTGCTCAGTTCACTTTGTTCTGGTGGGGCAATTATTTCTTCTTCTTTTTTATCATTATCAAATGTACTATGTTCCCATGTAAATCCTCTATTTTGTTTAAGTTTTAGGTTTTTAAAATATTTTCCTACTACATCTCCGCCACCCTCAATAGATATGTTCCAATAATCTAACAAGAATGGTGCGTCAATTTGTCTTAGTATATTTTTTAATTTATCTATATTAGTACTACCATCGTTATTAGCTACAAACTCCTTTATGAACTTTTTACAATAGGGATATACTCCATTGTGTATTTTATTATAACTTACATAAAAGTCTGATTTTTTATGTTTTACATTACATCCAATACAAAAATATTCATCTTGTATAGGTGCTTTTTTCTTCACCATTCTCTCACCACCTTTATAATTTATTTAAATACATACTTGCGTCCAAACTTTATTATTTTTTATATTTCTGATAGTTTTTTCCGAAACTTCAAACTCATTAGCAATATCTATATATGGAACTCCGTCCTTTAGCATTTTTTTAATTAGAACTACTTTGTTTTCATTTAGTTTTCTAACGTTATGTCTTGTAGTTATTTTTTCGTTAAATTCACAACCAATTTCTTTATGATTTTTTAAATTTTTAATAGCTGAAACCATACCGAAAGTTATGTCATATTTATCTGCTATTTCAGTTATTGTAAGCTTATTGTTTGCTAGTAATTTCTTTATTTCTATAATTTCTCTTTCTTTTAATTTCTGCTTAGGTTGTTGGATTATTAAATCATCGTATATAGTATCAATATGTGTCCATCTAGCTCCAGTTTTTATTTGAGTTATGGTATTAGGTTTAACTCCATATGTATTTGCTATATCACATATTTTATATCCTTCATAAATCATTCTTTTAATTTCAACAATATTTTCATCTTTTAATTTACTATTAGGTGATTCTTCTCCTCTTAACCATGTTGACTCATCTCTATTCATTAACCCCTCAACTAGTATAGAGATTGTTTTTTCACTATGTTTCCTTCCTCTCATTGGTGCTGATGAAAATTTAGCAATATTATATCCTTTATCTCTATCATAAGACATATATGAATCTAAATAATATTGTTCTCTATTTAATAACTCATCCTCACTGCATTTTTCTAAAATGCTAAATTTAAAATTTTCTTCTCCATATTTATTCCATGCTCTTTGTAATAATATAGAATGATGATTATTTTTAGATAATTCTCTTTTATGTTCATTCCATCTTTCAGGTATATTTACACTGCTACCTACATAAACTTTATTGTTTAGAATATTTCTAATTTCATAAACACCACTTTTTAATTCACACATTATATTTCCTCCTACGATTTTATTTCTCCTACAAAAAATAATAAATAGGAAGGACGACAGTAGGAGTTGTCTAAT